CTAATGGCACCCGATCCTGCAACCGATAATGATCAAGAACAATCATACCTATTTAATGGAGCGGAACAAAACATAATTGAAGGAGATCCAGTTCCTGTATTATATGGAAAATTAAGAGTACCTGGACAACCTATTAGTTTTGATGCAGCTGCAGCCTCTTCTGTAAGCGGAGGCTCCTCCATAACACTGCCAGGCGGCGAAGTGATAGATTTAGATTTAACTTGGGGCGGAAAAAACTTTTTTGGCCCAATATCTATAGATTAAGGAAAGATTAAATGAGCAGAAGTTCAATAAATTCAAGTGACCGTAGACAAGCCTCAAGCAATAATAACTCTATAAATTCTGCCCCTTTTGGATTTACCGAGCAGATTATTTCTGTTACCGATCTTATTTCAGAAGGCCCTATAGGTGGCTTAGTAAAGGGTGGGGATAGTATATATCTAAATAATGACCCGATATTCTCAGAAGAAGAAATAGGTTATGTCTCGGAAGGAGACACAGATGTTATATCAGGATCAGGAACAACTGCGGGGCCTCTTTCTAATTCTAGAGATCTATCCTTATATGGGGGAGGTTTTCTATTTGTAGAAGATATTCTCTCGTTCTCTAACTTATCTGTAGTTGAATTTTCTCAAACGGGCTTCTCCCTTTCAGTAGTTCTTGGCGGATTCTCTTCGCTTCCGCCTTCTTGGACTAAAAATATAGATACTCGAATAAACTCTGAGAATCTTTCAGATAGAAAATCTATCTGCAGATTAAATTTAGGAGGAGACTTTGAGTATTCTGAAACTTATATAATTGATTTAGATTATACTAATGCTCAAGTAACTCTGGGCCTTAAAGGATTTGCGTTTACATTTCAAAATTTAGCAGAAAATCTTTCGGACCTTTCTGCAAGTTTAAGTATAGGCACTTTTTTTGAAATTGCTTCGGTTTCTGGAGCCTATGCAACTTTAGTAAATTCTTTACCCGTCTCTTTTACAAATAAAAAATACGCACTAACAAAACCTGGAGTAGAGGCGGCCAATATTGCTGATCTTAAAAAGTATAGTAGTTCTGCGTATCAATTTAGGCCTGGAACCCTTAATCAAGAGCCAATACAGTCTTTAAGAGGTTCAGCAGGTACAACTACTATAAATCTGGCTTCAGGAGTACCGCTAGAGCTAGGAATTTCTCAAAGTGTAACTACACAAGGTATAACAGGTGCTCAAGCCTCCGAAATAGATTTAGTAGACCTAGTATTTAGGTATCCTTCAGGACTATATTTAACAAATACTCAAAAAGGTGGTAGAGAGGCTGCAGGAGCAGGATACCTTATAGAAATAGGTATAGATAGGGATGATGGTAACGGATTTCAATTCGAAAAATTAAAAGGAAATCTCTTACTAGACTCTAAATTACACGCTGAACTTTCGCAAAATTGGACTACAAATGGAATTTCTGGATCTTTCCCCGCGTCGGTAAACGATTATATATTTGCTCATGGAGGCAAGAATACTTCAGCAGTCTCTTATTCACATACTATAAATCTTGAGCCTTATCAACCTTTCGGCAATTTTCAAATAAAAGTCACGCGACTGACTAACTCGGCGAATTCGACCGGCGATAATAAAGGACGGGGCCACCGGTGGCCTGGTCTAACTTGGAGAGGCCCTGATGTAGACAAGTGGCAATCTGTTCAATCTGGCGCCTTATCTCAAGTTTTAGGTGTAATTAAAGAAAAATTAAATTATCCCTATTCTGCTGTAGGACATGTTACTTTTAATGCTAAACAGTTTTCAAGTATGCCGACTCGTACTTATGAATGCTATGGCATGAAAGTACGAATACCTAGTAATTATAGTCCGACTACTCAAACGTCTTTCGATACTAAATATTCTTTAGATAGTCTATACTCTGGCATATGGGATGGCGACTGGAAGAGAAACTCAAGCGGAGAGGTAGAGCTTACTTATACACATAACCCTGCTTGGGTATTTTATGATATTCTTGTTAATAACAGATATGGTCTAGGAGCTTTTTTAGAAGAACAAGACATAGATAAATACTCTTTATACAAAATAGCTAGATACTGCGATGAGCCAGTTCCAAACGGTAAAGGCGGTTGGGAGCCTAGATTTACTGCTAATTTATATCTAACAAAAGCTACAGATGCGTACAAAGTCCTGAAAGACATGGCCACTATATTTAGAGGAATGTTATATTGGGCGGACGGAACTTTATTTCCTGTAATAGATGAAAAGAAAGCTCCTGTGTATAACTTTTCTCGTGCAAACGTAGAAGATGGTAAATTTAATTACGAAGGAACAGGTAGTAAAACTCGTGTAAATCAAGTAATTGTAACTTGGAATAATCCAGAATCAGATTATAAGCTAGAGCCTATTCTTGTAGAGGATAGAGAAAATATAATTAAGACAGGCAAAATAATAAAAGAAAATGCAGTTGCTTTTGGGTGTACATCACAAGGTCAAGCAATTCGTTATGGAAGGTGGAAACTATGGACTGCTGTTAACCAGACTGAGATTGTATCATTTAAAACAGCAATTAACGCAGCATTTTTAGCGCCGGGAGACATTATTAATGTAGAAGATTCTCACGACTTTTCTATACGAAATAGCGGTAGAATATCTAGTGCTTCTACCCAAGGAGGAGTTACTGAGGTAGTATTAGATTCAGAACTTACCACTATTCAAGGTACTCAAACCTTTTCTGTAGTTGTTCCAAAAATTTCTCTCACGCTGTCTCAAGAGACTGAATGGAATGGGTACAAAAGAGGTGATTCTATTCCTTTGGCTCAATTAGGCTTAAACTCTAGCTCTTCGGAAAGTGAAATACGGACAGCCATTGCTGAAGCCGATGCTTCAATTCAGTATAATAATTCTACTACTATTATTAATTCTGATATTACTGCAATTAATGGAAATACTATTGTATTAGATAGAGATTTATCTTCTGAGATAGACTCATATGCTGATATGACTGGACAAATCTGGGCAGTAAAAATAGATAATGATGGACCCGTTCTTTCTTCGTATAAAGAATACAAAATTATGTCCATTCAGGAAGACAGCGACAATGCATATAGTATTGTAGCTGTTGAATATTATGAAAGTAAGTTTGATGTTATAGACAACGACTTTACTTTGGCTCTTCCTGAGCCTTCTGAGCCTTCTGTAGAGTTGCCAACAGTAACGAATGCGTATATATTAAGAACGCCTAAGTATGATACTCCTGGAGAAGAATTTATTCTTACTTGGGAATTGCCAGACTCACAGTATGTAGTAGGTGTGGAAATAGAGCATAATGTACCCTCTATTCCTAGCCCAGTGTCTGTGAATGTAACGGACACTTCTTATAACTTTACGGGCGTTTCTGATGGCGAGTATACTTTTTATTTGAGAACTCGTAGCAGTCTTGGTAAAACTTCTAAACCTTTTAAGGTAGTTGCAGAAATAACAGACTATTTTGGCGGGCCTTCAGAACGACTTTATGGAATGATAAAAGGAGGTCTTGCAAGCCACGCTATCGGTCTACAAGTTACGGAAGACCCAGAGCTGGGCTCCTCCTATATAAACCTTTACTATGCTTTGAACCCTTTAGAGGAATCTTTAGTTGTTGCGAACACCAATAATATAGAAGCTACTCTAACAACGATAGATTTCCCTACTTTCGTACTTGATCGGTTGGGCTCCAGACTAGATAGTTTTAGCGGTATAGGCACCTTTCCTATAGCAGCTTGGGACCCTACTGAGTACTATGAACCAGTTACGCTTCAGAGTTATCCAGTAAATTTTGCTGTAGCTGCAACTCATAATGGTAATTTATATTATGCACTGCAAAACCATTCGGGGATTGAGCCAGGAACCGAAGAAGGTGAAAAGTACTGGTATCTTACAAACAAAAAAGATGATTTTATATATTTAAGTACTGGTGAGAACTACACTTGGGTAGAGCCTGACCTTGGACAGGAGCCTCCTTTCGAAACTGTACTTTTTACAGAATTAGCCAGAGTTTCAGATACAGTGTATATAATGGCGGATCTCTCTAATAGCACCCCATATCTTAGGGCCGTTAATTACAACTCAAAATATGATATTTGGTATGATGTAGGACTTATTCCTTGGCCCTATACCCCGCCTGGATATATATTTAGCGACCTTACAAATGATATAGTCCAGCTTAGTCCCTTTGGAGGTTTATGGACTCCAAAAGGCGGGACGGGGGACACCGTAACTGGAGAGAACGGCTCTAATATTTTATTTGCAAACGCCCCGGCTGTAAATTTTACCGCCGGTACTTATAGCGTCGAAGTAACAAATACAGTATTTATAGAGTCCAAAGCGTACAAAGTAGCTTATGTAACTCAGAAAGCAATCTACTTAGATAAACCTCTTGATCTTGAAGGAAATACGTATACAGGTCCTTTATGGGTAGATAGATTAAACGTTGATTTTAATAGAGATTTTTTAGTAGGAAAAGTAACCAACGATACTTTTATAAGCTACATGACTGTGGATCCTGCTCTCAGCTTGGGAGCCAGAGAAGTAATTCTAGATTCAGATACTCCATTTATAACTTTTGATAGGTCCGAAGAAGGGAGCTTAATACCTACTGAAGATACGCCTACAACTATTAATTTCAGTGCACAAGCAATAGGATTTGATGATCCTATATATGAGCTTTCTTATAGCATAAATGGAATGGCATTTAATCAAGAGCTGCCTACAACCCCTCAACAACCTAATAATGGTAGTAGATATGATACAATTGTACATTTAGATCTTCAAGGAGGAACCGCTTCTAGTCTTTTAGCTGATGGGCCTACTAAAATTTCTGTAGTTGTTACTGAATCCTATGCTATTGGGGATGTAACTAAAAGAGC